AAGCCTACATTAAGCACCTCGTTGCCCGTAGCGAACGTGTAAGCCGCCTTGGCGTCCGGCTCGTGCTCGGTGCCCCAGAGCATCGCGCCGTTGCTGTAGCGCTCGACGGGTTGCCCCGTGATGCGCTCGACGATCAGTTCGGCCATGTAGTTCTGGCGCGAAGCCGCAGGGCCGCTCTTGGTCACAGCCATCAGATCACCTAAGCGCGAGGCAGTGACCTTGCCGCAGCGCGCGGCGAACCATTCCGGCGTTAGTTGTTCCTCGCTCACGGTGCGGCCCTCCGCAGTGAGGCCACGTACCGACACGCTTCGGCGTAGTTCTCGGCGGGCATGTCCTCCAGGCGCTTCAGCTTGGCATAGCCGCAGTATTGCGCCGGCGTGCGTTTGATCTCCTGTAACAGCCCGATGAAGTCCGCAACCTGGCTCTCGCTGATGGTCGGACGTATGTCTGGCTCGTTCCCGTCACGGTCATCCTCGCCGACCGCGACGTTAAAGATGCCTTTCAGCAGGTAGCGCATCCCGTAGGATTGCGCCGCCCCTGCGGCGTGCGTTTTGGTCATCACGTCCCCCCCCTTCGCGCCCTTGCCGTCCGCCGGCATGTCGCGGTGGTACACGCGCCGATGACCGGCCGAGTGAGCCACGTCGCAGGTCACGCGCACGTATTCGGCCCTCGGGCAGTCTGCTTCACCGAACGAGAGCGAGAACCCGTGCTTGATGTAGATGGGGCGCAACGCGCGATCCAGTTGCGCGTAACTGGCATAACGGCTCTTGGTCTGCGGGTTCTCGGCATCGGCCGATACGCGGCCCATTTCGGCCTGTGCTGCCGACATCGCGGTGTTAAAGGCGATCTCGGACTCCCTGGCTACAATGCGCTCCTGCATCGCAAGCAGCCGTTCCATTTTCTCGATGTCAACGGCAGGATTCGTGGCCGCACGCTCGATCACGCCGATCAGCGCGAGCGGATCGTTCGCCACGGGCTCTGTAACCTCCTGCGCGGGCTCTGGGGGAAACTTCTCACCCCGCTGGTCTAGTAGTAGCAGCGTCATAACGTCCTCTCGGTGATATGCAGAAAAGCGCATCCCGGCGCTTTCATGTCGATGAGAATCTGTACGACCGCCTCCGCGAATGATGAGAGAGAGGCATCCAGCTTGGCGGCCTTGGCGGCCTTGGCGGCGGCGTAGTTGGCGGCGTCGGCGGCGTTGGCGGCGTAGTTGGCGGCGTCGGCGGCGTTGGCGGCGTACTCGGCGGCCTTGGCGGCGGGGTAGGCGGCGGCGTAGTCGGCGGCCTTGGCGGCGGCGTAGTTGGCGGCGGCGTAGGCGGCGGCGTAGTTGGCGGCGGCGTTGGCGGCGGCCTTGGCGGCGTCTCTCGCCTTGATAGCATTCTCATACGTCGCATCGCGTTCGCACAGGTCCGCATGTTGCAACAACTTTTCCTTGTGCTCGCCTTTGCACAATGCCGCTGCCGCACGCAGCGCCTCCGGGACGCACTTGCGTATCGCCAGAGTGGCTACGCGCTTGGCAAATTCGCGCTCGTCCAATGCTCCCGCACTGCCTAACTGTGCAATGCCAAGCCTTCGCATCCCGGCAGCTCTGGCCTGATTGCTCGACCAGCGCGCATCGTTCAGCCGGATTTTGAGCGCACGCAATACAGGAGCTACACACGATGGTTGATCCGTGTGACCTTCGCCCATCGCATAGGCCACCGCGGCCTCGATGCACATTTCGCCGGGCTCGGGTTTGCCGAGTCCGCTAGTTAGACCTTGGTCGATCAGGCCAAGTACCTTGCGGGCCAGTTCAACATCAATAGCTACGGTCATTCGATCCCCTGTTCAATATCCTGTGAAACTCCGCCATCACGTCACGCTCGTCCGGCTGCGGCTGTGGTAGCACTTCAGGGCGCGTCATACGCCGGTACAGCCACGCAATGCCGAGGCAGCACCAGTACAGCGCACCCAGTGCGCCAATGGCGTATAGGGTCGTATAGGCGCTTTGGGAGAGGGTCATGGCTGCTTGGCCGCCAGCGAGTGTTCGAGCGCGTTTTCTAGATTTTGTTGTGCTGCATCGACCTTGCCTTCCAAGTAGGCGATGCGTAAGGCAGCGAGCACCGTTTTTTCATTGAATCCAAGATCCCCGCCTAGCCAAAATTGTTTTGCAATGCGCTCAGACACTGCTTGTGCGTCCTGGCGGTACTTGGCGATGCGTGCGTCGCTGTCGGTCGGCTTCGCTAGATCGTTCACGCTCATTTGCCTCGCTCCTGAATCTGTGCGCAGAGATCGTCAATGGCTTCCTTTTCTGTGCGGCCATACCCGACCGGATCGCGCGAGAAGTAGCCGTTCTCATCACAATCGCAGTCATAGTCGTCTGTCACGGCTCGCCAGTCGCTTGCGCGGCTCGGGATGGGCGGATAGACGAATTCGGTATGAATCGTCACGCCGCTGATAACGTGCGTATGTTCAGCGTAAGACATCATCGCTTCCCCCATATCCGCTCGTGCGCTCGTTTCCAGTTCAGCGCGTCCCGGTCGATCAGCTTCAGCGCCAGTTCGCGCATACGCGCATCAGGCGCGCGGTTATCGCTGCCCGTCACGGTCGGCGGCGGCACAGGCGCATCGGTGCGCTGGGGGCTGTCGGGGATCATGACTGCACCCCGTTCTTGCCGATCTTCGCCTGCGCGTCCTCGACGGCCTCTTGCCAGTTGTCGCCTTGTCCTGCGATTGTGAAAAATATTCCGTTGGTCGTGCCGACGGTCACGCGATAGCGATACGTCAGGCTCAACGCTTCGTCGCTCGCCTTGCGCGTTGCTTCGTACTCCGCACGCAATTGCTGATAGAGCGGATCACTAAGCAGTTCCGCTCGGCGCTTCTCCACCGCTTGCTTCGCCGCTTCGCGCTTCGCTTGCAGTTCCGGCAACTGCGCCAGTGCGACCTCACGCTCCTCGGCGCGTGGTGCCCGTTCGTTCCGCTGCCACGCCGCTTTCGCGCCGAACATGCGCTTGAGCGCGACCATTGCCTGTGTCTGGTTCATGGCTGCACCTTGGCAATCGCGGCGCGGGCGGCGAAAAGCAGTGATTTGAAACCCTCGGGAATTAGGATATTGCGCTCCAAGTTATCCGCGAGTGCGCGCAGCGCCGCCAGCAGCTCGGGCGCGACAGCGATAAGGGCGGCGATCTCTGCCGTGTCCCTGTCGCGCGTGACGTTGCCGCCGAGACGGCAAATGGGGACGCCGATCTCGTCATGTACCGTGTGTGTGTGGACCACTTCGTCGGCAATCGGCTTGCCATTGAGCAGACAGCCATGAGTGTCCATTTCATGAACGCTGACGTGCCACGGGCCGGGAGTGTGTTGAGTGCTCATCTGCTGCGCTCCTGTTTAGATTGAGAGCGAGCGTACACCCGCTAGTTGCAGTTTGCAACACATTTCGCACAATACTTGCAACCGCACCACCGTTATGCAATGCTGCACGCCTAATGAACGTAGTGCAACGGGCAGCGAAAAAGGCCATCGAGCAGCACGGCGGGGCGGCACGGGCCGCGCGAGCGCTGCAAATCAACCGCAGCGTTCTACAGCTACTCGCCGACTGCAAGCGCACCTCGGCCTCGGATAAGACTTTGCGCCGCCTGGGGCTCAAGCTGGTGCCCGTGATGCCGGGCGAGACGACAACCGTTACTGAGACCTGACGCGGAGTGCGATGCCCCTATGGGCGGGTGGATCAAGCTCGACAAGGACGTACTGGATGACCCCCGCGTGATCGGCATGGCCGTCAAGCTCACCGAACTGTACTCGTTCGGCCGCCCCGCTGCCCCGCTTGAGGGCAGTTCCCTGCTCAAGTTCGCATGTAACGCCGTTACAGGCGCGCTTGTAACGCTATGGCGCTACGCTGACGAGCACATTACAGACGCAGATGCGTTACCGAATTTGCCCCTAAAGGCCCTCGATGCACTCGTCGGGCTGGAGGGTTTTTGCGCTCTGATGCCCCCCGAGTGGCTCGTCGAAGGTCACGACGGCTGCGTTGTGCTGCCGGGCTACTGCGAAAAGAACTCGCTGATTACAAAGAGGAAACGGGCGGTCAAGTCGAACGCTCGCGTGCGTCGCTGGCGGGCTTCCCGTAACGCTCAAAGTAACGCTAAAGGTAACGGTGCTGGTAACGTAGTTACAAGTGCTCATGTAACGCAGTGTAACGCTGCTGTAGACAGAGACATAGACTTAGACGGAGACATTAAGAAAAAGAATAAGAGGTTGGCACCACCACGCAAGCGCTGCCCGGAGGATTTTCAGATCAGTCCCGACCTACGGGCTTGGGCTGCGACCAACGCCCCGGATGTGAACTTGGAAACCGAAACCGCCAAGCTGCGAGACCATGAGTTCAAAACCCCGCGCAGCGATTGGCCTGCGGCTTGGCGCAACTGGATACGACAAGCACAGCAGGAGGCACCAGCTAAACGTGGCAACGGCGCGGATGCCGCATGGCACACCCTGCTCGCGACTGACGGGGCGAGGCCAGAGCGAACACCCGAGTTGCAACGGGCGATCGAGGCCGCAGGGGGCTGGAGCGCTATACGCGGACGCACCCTGTTCGACGAGCAGCGATTGCTTGCACGCTTCCGCGAGGGCTACTATGGCAGCGTTTGACCGATGGGACGCGGAAGGGAATATGCGCCTGCTGGGCGAGTGTTTGCGGGCGCCGAAGTTCTGGCATCCGGACTCGCGGGCTCGCGGCAACACGGCGATACCGGGCGACGAGGGCGACCGTCGAACCAGGCTGTTGTGCCGCGCGATGCGCCAGTGGGTGACGCTGGTGCGCGATGACACGACGTTGAGCCTTGCGCAGCGCGCCGAACGCTGGCAGGGAATGGTCGCAGAGGCGAAACGACAGGCGGAGGAAACATGGCAAAACTGACCGCAGCGGGCCGCAAGCACATCAAGCCGTCTAACTTTGCGTTACCCGGGAGACGGTACCCGATCGAGGACAAAGCGCACGCCCGTAACGCCCTGTCGCGGGTCGCGCAGCACGGCAGCGGCGAGGAGAAGGCCGAGGTACGGGCAAAGGTGCACGCCAAGTACCCGAACATTGGCAAGTCGAAACCCACCCCCGAGCACGTGAGACGTGTCGCCGGGGCGCTGTACGGACACAAGGGCTGATGCCGGCGGTCAGCAAAGCGCAGAATGCCGCGATGCACGCTGCCGCCGCAGGCAAATCAACGCTCGGCATCCCGAAGAAGGTCGGGCAGGAGTTCGTATCCGCAACGCACAGCGTCAAGCACCTGCCTGAGCACAAACGCCGTGAGCACGCCTCGCGCCTGGCTCACGCGCTGATGGTTCCACTTGGAACCCGATGACCTGGCGCTATATCGCGCTCGGCGCTCTCACGCTGGCGCTGCTGTACCTGCTGCACCGTCTGGATCGGTGGCTCTGGGAGAGGGGACTGTGAGCGCATTCGAGAACCTGAAGCGTTCGCCCGCGTGGTTCGCCTTTATGCTGCTATGCACCCCGCTGCTGGTGCTGGCACTGCTGGGCATCGGGCTGTACGAGGCGCTGACGATGGCAGCGGGGAGGATACGAGCATGATGCCGCCGGTTCCCGTATGGTTCTATGCGCTGGTGATCGCCCTTGTTTCGTTCGCCTCGTTCTCGCTCACCTACCTCTGGCTCAAGCGCACAATGCTCCGCAATACCCTCGATGCCTACATCCGTGGGTGGAGGGAGGGGCAGGAAACATTGCGCAACACTGCGCTATACGGCCGCCATTCGGCGCAGCAAGATGACCCGCTAGGGGTACCTAGGGGTAACGGCAGCGCGGCTCCTAGAATGCATTAGCGCGTCTGTTTGATTTGCGCGAACAATCAAATATTTAATCAAAAACTGGTCAAAGGAATCAAACAATCAATGCGCGGAGGCTACAGAAAGAACGCAGGGCGTAAGCCGACAGTGAGCGGTCGCGACCAGCGTGAGCGCACGAAGAAGCAACGCGAGATACAGATCAGGGCTCTGCGCGACGGTACTTCGCCGCTTGAGGTGATCTTGGAGGCGATGAAGGAGAAGTATGAGGCTGAGGGTGCCGAAGCGGCGTCTGCTCTGGCCGCGATGGCCGCGCCGTACATTCACCCTAGGCTTGCGAACGTCGATAGCAACCTCACCATGAACAACGCGAAGCCGGCTGACGTGACGGCCGATGCGCTGCCGCAAGAGGACTGGGACAAGGCGTATGGACACGGCGGAAACGGCATCGCCCGCCCCAACTGAGACCGTCTACGCCTGGCGTCCGCAGCCCGGTCCGCAGAAGGCGCTGATCGACTGCCCGTATGCCGAGATCCTGTTCGGCGGTGCCCGTGGTGGCGGCAAAACTGACGGCATCCTCGGCAAATATGCCGTTAAAGAGAAGCACTGGGGGCGGTACTTCAACGCGGTGTTTTTCCGTAAGGAGATGCCGCAGCAAGACGACCTGATCGAGCGGGCTAAGGAGATATACCTACCGACCTGGGCGCGCTGGAGCGAAGGGCGTAAACAGTTCCTCATGCCGCACGGCGGCCGCATCCGCTTCCGGCCGCTTGAGAACGAAGTAGATGCCCAGAAGTACCAGGGGCAGAACCTGAGCGATGCGGCGGTCGAGGAGGCCGGCAACTATGCGAGCTCCGCCCCGATCGACATGCTGTTCGGTGCGCTGCGCTCCCCGCACGGGGTTCCGGTGCAACTGATCCTGTCGGCCAATCCTGGCGGTCCGGGCCATCACTGGCTGAAGCAGCGGTTCATTGATCCTGCCCCCGCAGGGTTCACGGCGTTGGCTCGTAAACTCAAGAACGGCGCAACGCACAATGCCGTATACATTCCCTCGTTGTTGCAGAACAACCGCATCCTGCTCGCGAAAGATCCGCAGTACATTAACCGGCTGCACCTTGTCGGCAGCGACAACCTCGTTCGTGCCTGGCTCGAAGGCGACTGGTCGGTACTCGAGGGCGCGTTCTTCACCGAGTTCGAGATGTCGAAGCACGTTGTTGCGCCCGTGACCATCCCGCGCTACTGGGCGCGCATCCGTGCCGGGGATTGGGGTTCGGCCCGTCCGTTCTGTGTTCTCTGGCTCGCCGTGGCCGATGGCGTGGAGCTGCCGCAGTTCCCGCGCGGGGCTTTGATCGTCTACCGCGAATGGTACGGCTGGTCGGGCGAACCGAACGTCGGGTGCAAGATGACCGCTACGCAAGTGGGGACAGGCGTCAAGGAGCGCGAGCGCGAGGAGAAGATCAGCGATGCGGTGTTGGACCCTTCCGCGTTTGCCGAGGACGGGGGGCCTTCGATCGCTGAGCGCATGGCGAACGACTGGCGCCCTGCAGACAACCGGAGGGTACGGCAAGCCGGGGCAATGGGCGGCTGGGATCAGGTGCGCGAGCGGTTAAGGGGTGCAGAATCGGGGCCGATGCTGTATATATTCAACACTTGCACGCACCTCATCAGGACGTTGCCGGCGCTGCAACATGACAGGCATAGGGCAGAGGATGTGGACACCGAGAGCGAGGATCACGCCCCGGATGCATTGCGGTACGGCTGTATGAGCCGGCCCTATGTGCGCGATGTGCCGAAGTCCGAGCCGCGACGGTTCGAGCAGCACTTGACCATTAGCGAACTTATCAAGCGCCAACGTGATCGGCGCATAGGGGGCTGATTGCAACAGACCTTCCCATTTCAACCGCGCGCCAGTAACCAGAACCCGCCTGCGGGAACGGTCAACGGCGCCGTTACCGGAAGCGTCACGCAACTGACGCTCGGGGTCGAGAACGGTGCGGCGGAGGCCAGCGTTCGGCTGGTGAACGTCGGCTCACAGACGATCTTCTGGGCCTACGGCACGGAAGCGGGGCTTACGGTAGCGAACGGCGTGCCGATGCTGCCGAACACGGTAGAAGTGTTCATGCTGCCGCCCAACGCCCAGACAATCTCAGTGATCGCTGCCGCAACCGGCTCGACGCTGTACGCAACCGTGGGGGACGGCATCTAATGCTGCGCGCGGTAGGACAGCCCACGTCGGGCCTGGGCGGCTCGCTCACGATTCCCTACACCGATAACTCGGGCACGCCCGGTAACACCACGATCAACACGCCCTCGGGTCGCGCGGCCATTGCCGCCGCGGCCTCCGCGTGCGTCGTGACCAATAGCTCGGTGCTCACCACGTCGAAGATTTTCATCACGCTGAAAAGCGGCGATACGACGTTGACGACAGCCCGCGTCACGGCGCAATCAGCCGGATCGTTTACCGTTACCGGCAATGCTGCCGCTACGGCTGCCGCACCGTTCGATTTCCTCGTCGTTAACTAGATGCCGACGCCCACGGAAAAGGCGGCACGCGACACAAGGCGTTGGAAAAAAGAGCTAACGCTTGCTGGCAAGCGCGAGAAGGACTGGCAGAAGGAGACCGATAAGCTGGTCAAGCGCTACCGGGGTGAGGAGAAGAAGCGCAACCGCTATAACGTGCTCTGGGCCAACACCGAGATATTCAGGGCGGCGTACTACAACACCAAGCCGGCGCCGGATGTGCGGCGAAGGTTCCGCGACTCTGATCCCGTGGGCAAAGCGGTTGCCGAGGTTTTAGAGCGCTCGCTGTACTTCCTGGTCGATGGCGACGAGTTCGACACTGCTGTTAAGAATGATGTGCTCGATGCCCTATTGGGCGGCCGTGGCATATCGCGCGTGCGCTACGTGCCGCAGATGTCCTCGACGGGTGGAGTGCCACTTAGTATCAAGCACGTTCCTGCTGAATCGGCTTCCACCAGCGAACCCGAGGATGGTGAGGAGGGAGAACCCACGAACCAGGCGGGTGAGGTTGAGCAGGTCGAGTTCGAGCAGGTCGTGATCGAGCACGTCGATTGGCGAGATTTCAGGCAAGGTTACGGGCGCACCGAGGAGGAGATTCCTTGGAAAGGGTTCCGGCACAAACTGACGCAGCCTGATGCGATCAATACGTTTGGTCGTGAGCAGATCCGGGGCATCGTGTTCGCGCCCCCCACGACCCAGGACGAGCGCAAGGACGAGCAGGCCGGCGAGGTTGAGCAGGTCGCGGAGTTCTGGGAGATGTGGGACCGCGAGGGCTCGCGGGTGTTCTTCCTGCAAGAGCAGGCCGATGCGATGCTGTACCCGAAGGACAGCCCCGCCGGGGAACCGCCGCTTGAACTGCCAGGATTCTTTCCCTGTCCCGCCTCGCTGCGCCTCGTTGAGAACACGGGCTCGGTGCTGCCGGTCTCGCCGTTCCATCTGTACCAGGAGCAGGCCGAGGAGCTGGATCGCATCTCGCAGCGCATCGATCGTATCGTGAAGGTGTGCCGATTAAGGGCCATCTACGATTCGCGCATCGAGGAGATCGGAGAGCTTCTCACGGCAGATGATAACGAACTGATCCCGATCCAGAACGCGCAAGCCTGGGCGGCGGCAGGAGGGTTAGATAAAGCGATTGCGTGGATGCCGATTGATAAGCTCAGGGAAGTGCTACAGGCGCTCTATGACGCGCGCGAGCGGCAGAAGGCCATTATTGATGAACTCTCGGGCGTCATGGACATCATGCGCGGGGCCTCTGATCCGACCGAGACCTACGGTGCGCAGCAGATCAAGGCCAACTACGGCTCGATCCGGTTGAAACGCCCCCAGGATGAGGTGCGCCGTTATGCGCGAGATCTCTTGCGGCTCGCATCGAGCGTGATGTGCTCAAAGTTTGCGCCCCCGACATTCGCGACCATGACCGACTTGCAGTTTCCCACGGCCGAGCAGAAGCAGATGCTGCAACAACAGGTGATGATGCAGCAGCGACAGATGATGATGCCTCAAGGAGCGCCCCCGTCCGGGATGCCGCCCGGAACTCCTGGACCACCGCCGGGAGTGGGGGCGGCTCCGGCACCTCCAGGACCGCAGATCGATCCTCGGGTGCTTCAGTTGCCGACGTGGGAGGACATCATCGCACTGATGCGCTCGCCCGCGATGCGCCAGTTCCGCATTGATGTCGAGACGGATTCCACCATTGCCGGCTCGCTCGAATCCGACATGGCAGGGCTGTCGCAATTGCTCAAGGGCGTGACCGATACCATGCAGGGGTTAGCGCCGATGGTGATGAGCGGCGCACTGCCTTTAGATGCAGCGAAAGAAATCGTGATGGCGGTGATCCGCCGCGCCAGGCTTGGAAGCGTGGTCGAGGATGCATTTGACAAGATGCAGGCACCAAAACCGCCTCCACCTCAACACGACAACGCGGTGCAGGCGGCGCAAGCGCAGGGGCAGGCAAAAGTTCAGGTTGCGCAGATCGACGCCGCGAGCGATCAGCGGCTCGAAGGAATGCGGCAGCAGTTTGAAACGCAGCGCTTGCAGTATGCCGATCAGCAGAAGGCGCAGCGCGAGCAGTTCATGGAGGCCATGAAAACGCAGCGCGATGATACCCGCGCGCAGTTCGATGCGGCGGTCAAGATCATCATCGCGACGATCCAAGCGACGAAGGCAGCGGATGCGGCGGTACAGCCGGCGGTCGAGCACGATGTACTCAGCGGATTACAGTGACGGAGGGCATAGCCGATGGCGCACAAATCCGTGCCGAACAGTATGCCGGTTACGATCATCGTGCCCGGACAGCCGGATACCGACGGGCTGTTTGTTGCGGATAGCGGCGTGACGCTTCCCATTCTCGCCGGCTCGAAACTCTACGGCGTGCCCCCGCCCAATCCCCCGCCGGCGGATTCCCTGGCTCCTTCCGTGCCTCTGGGGGTGCAGGTCGCGATCGCGGGTAGCAACAACACGGTGACGTGCGAGCCGTGCGCGGATGCCTTTGCCAATGCCACCGGGGCGCACCTGTATAGCGTGTTCAAGGATGGCAGCCTGAGCGCTTACAACACGCAGGCCGGCGATAACGCCATCAATCCGAATTTCACTTACACCGACATAGGCTCGCCTATGGCGGCGGGTTCGGCTGTGGTGGACGCGACTGGACTTGGCTGGACGATGAATGCGGCGGGGTCGGATTTCTTCGGCACCTCGGATAACGGCGGCTTCCTGAATGCTCCGTGGACCGGGGACGGGGTGCTGCGCCTGAAGCTGGTCTCGTTTGCTGGCGCGGCCTCGTTTGCCAAGCGCGGCATCATGTTCCGCGAGAGCACTGCGGCCGGGAGCGCCTTTGCGCATCTGTGCTGGAATTATGGGGCCGGCACGGTGTCGTTCGATACCAGGGCGAGCACCGGAGCCTCCGCGGCGAATCAGGCGTCTAACTCTTTTGCGGCGCTGCCGGTGTTCCTGAAGCTGGTGCGGGCCTCGAATCTGTTCTCCGCTTACTACAGCGCCGACGGCAACAACTGGACGCTGCTGATCTCATTCACCTTGGCGCTCGCCGCCTCGCTCTTGGTGGGTCATACCGGCAGTTCTGCGGTCAACGGCACGCTTAAAGCCTCGGTGGTGACGAACTTCACCGCACGCACCGATGGGACCATTACCTTTGCCGCCGATACCGGCAATGCAGTGCCTTCCACGCATACCTATGCCGTCTCCTGCGCCGACACGGTGCCCAATACATCGGCGCTGTCGGCCTCGGTGACGGCGGGCAGCACAGTTGGAGTAGAAGTGGGCGCGAGCGGCAAACTCGTCTCGACGTTCGACGGTACGACGCTAGTGTATTTGACACTCATCGGCGTGCAGGGCGGCGAGTTCGGGGCGAACTGGATTCAGGCGATCGCGAATGTCACCTCGGCGCAGTGGGCCGCAGGTTTTCAACAGTGGTACTCGTGGTTGCAGGGCAATCAAGGCACGACGATTGCGAATACCTATGGGGTGTTCAACACCGTGCGGCTGTATCTGAACTCCGCTGCATGGCTTGGCTCATCGGGGGTTGATCCTGGCGGCGGTCCTTCAGGGAATGCGAGCAAGTACTACCGCACACTCGGCACCAACAGTCAGGGGCACGTCATCTACTGTGCAGGAGCCACGGGCGGGACGGTCGGTACGACCGATGGCACAGAGACCGACGGAGACGGTACCGGCTATCAGAACGCAGTCGATACGATCATAAACAATGTGCTCGGCGCTTCTAGCATTCTGGGATACACCACCTACATCATTCTGAATCTCGACTGGACGACTCCGGTCATCGCCTCCACAGGTCAGAGATTATTGCCGACCTCGCAGCCGTGTGCGCTCTCGACGGCTGATCTAACTTTCTGGCAGCAGGTGGCGAACAAGTACAAGGGCAATCTGAAGGTCATCTTCGAGCTTCAGAACGAGCCGTACTACTCGGCGGAAGGCACGGGCGGTACTTCGCTGATGAACTACGAATCATCGCTGCTTGGGAATAGTGCTGGCACGGGGACAACCTTTAACTGGCCCAATGCAACCTCTATCGGCGATGGTGGCTCCAGTAGCTATCTAGTGAATTTCGGCACGCCGATTGCTCAAGGCTCGGTGCAGTGCAGCCTTGTGAGCTATCAGCAGGTGCTCGCCGCCATACGCACAGCAGGCGCACACAATCTGGTGCTGCTCGGTGCGCTGGTCAACTCTGGCGGCATATTCAACTGGTCGCAGAACGGCGGCTCGCAGAGCGTTACCGATACCTATACGGTGGGCGGTATTCAGCAATATGCGGCGATTCTGCACTCTTATGGCTATCCCGGTGCTGCGACGTTCTCGAATGGGAAGACGGGTGCGGGAAACATTCTGGGGCTGATCGCCGCCGGCACACCGTTCGTGCTGGATGAATTCGGCACTGCCACGACGGTCGGCTCTACGGGTGCGAACGGTTACTCGTGGATGAAAGCGAACGGCGTCTCCGGACACGGCATGACCTGCTGGGCGAACTTTGATCCTACCGGAACTGGAATCACGAATATCTATAACCAGGGTTCGTTCTCGATCACAGGCATCAACCCGTGGTCGAACTTCAATGTGCCGAATCCCTCTAGCGCCGGCTCTCAAGTGCCGAACGGCAGCAACTGATGAGCGCTCACTTCGCCGCTTCCGCCGATCTGACTGCAACGACGAACCTGCTCAATCCGGTGTCCTGCACGCGCTCGATCTGGGTCAAGTTCGACGCGGCGTTGACGGGCAATGACTTTATTTTCGTGTCCACCAACACGGGCTTTACCAGCGAAGTCGGGATGCAGTGGATTCTCAGTCCCGCGCATCTGTATGCGATCTCCAACGGCACGGGCGGCACGCAGTTCGGCAGCGACCCGACCGCGACGCATTGGGTGAACTACATGCAGACCTCGGGAGCGGCGGGCGCGAGCAGTGTCAATAGCTACTTTCAGGACAACTCGGGCGGCGGCTTCACCACCATTGCGACTACCGGGGTTAATTTCACCAATGTCGAGGATTTTGTTCTAGGCTCCAATGCCGATGCCTGCACGGCCGCGTACTACATGGAATGGAGCGTGGTACTCGGGAGCACCGATCGAAATACGCAGTTCCTGTCGGCGACTCCAGTGGTGCAACTCGGTAGCTTGCGGCGCTATCTCGCTATGACCAATGCGGCAAGCGTCGGTACCGATACCAGTGGAAACAGCTTCAACATGACCGGCAGCGGGACTATTACAGACGGGGCGAGCCTGCCGACCTTCCCGGTTCCGGGTGGGGGTGGGGGCTTGTCAGGCGGCCTGTCGGGCAATCTCACCGGGCGCCTGAGCATCGCGCGCGACATGCGCGAGGCGCGCAAGTGGGTAAGGCGGCGCGAGCAGTGGAATAGTTTAAGGAGAGCGGCGTGAGTGCCTATAACTTCGGCTTTGGCGTCACCAACGTCTGCCTGCGGGTGAAGCTCAACGATAGCTCGCAGACCTCTCCCAACAACAAAGGCATCACGGGACTGACCAACAGCAGCACGGGCCTCATTATCGCTACCATCGCAGACGGCGAGGCGAGTTCGACGAACTACACGCAGGGCGGCGGCACGATCCAGACGATCACGACCATCGGCACCTATGCGGCTCCTTCCGCCAGCAACTGCCGCTTCAAGGAGATCGATTCGACCAATCTCCCGGGCATCTATGAACTGCAACTGCTCAACGCGCGCTGGGCCGTCGCTAACGCCAAGTGGCTACAGATCACCTTCCCGGCAGTCTCTGGCCTCAACCTCGCACAGATGGATCTGGTGATCCCGCTGCCTCAGGTTGATCCTTACGGTCTCATCACGCCGGTCGGCGCCTATCCGAACATCGGCGTCACCGAATCGGGTACCGCTGCGGCGGTCTCAAGCACCAGCCTGACGCTGAGAGGTGCCGGTGCGGCGTTCGGCACCAATGCCTGCGCTGGCATGGCGCTATGGGCGTTCGGCTCGACGCAAGGCTACTGGCAGACGCGCGTGGTAACGTCCAACACCAGCGGGTCTAGCGGGGTTCTGACCGTGGACGCCTGGAGCGTCACGCCCTCGGGCACCGTGACGTATATACTGTTCGGCACGACGCCGATCTCCTCTCAGGGTGTCACGGTGAACGCCGCAAGCATTCTGGCGGCACTGGGCATGGCCGCATCGAACATGGACACGCAGTTGAGTGCGCTACCCAACATTCAGGGACGCCTGCCGGCCTCCCTGCTTAACGGGGTGATGCGCAGCGACGTCAGCACGGCAAACGGCTTCCCGATCATCGGGACGGGTGCAACAGGTAACAACCTGCGGCCTTCGGGATTGCCGCCCACATCATGAGTAGCGTCTGGGGCAACGTCTGGGGGAATGTCTGGGGCAACGTCTGGGGCTCGATATCATCACTGCCGCCCTATATTCCGTATTCAAATTCCCCGTCCGGTGGAGGTGGTGGCCGCTCACTGCCTACCAAAATCCGTTTTCACAACGAGATCGACCGCCCCCGGTACGAACAGGCGGCGATGGTGCGCGCCGATGTGCAGGGGCGCTTAGCCGAGCGGCGGGAGGCGTTGACTAGCCAAGCGGCGCAGCGTAGCGCTAGAATCGCGCAGTATCGCGACAGGATACCGACGCCTTTGGCGAAGTTTGCAACAATGAAGATGCCCGATACGCCCCGCCGGGGGCCGTTCGATGCCGCTATGCAGGTACTAGGGGAATGAGGCGCCGCTACCGCTGGAGCCGTGAACAGCAATGCCTCATCGAGGTGCCGCTGGATTCACGCCAACCCTCGGTAGCACCCGCAGTGTTCGGTGACTTGCCCGAGTACGATTCCCCGATTGACGGCCGCATCGTCTCAGGCCGCAAGGCCCGGCGCGAGGATCTGAAGCGCAACCGCTGCCGCCCCTGGGAGGGAATGGAGCAGGAAAAGAAAGAAGCCGCGCGGCACCGGGCCGAGGCCGACCGCCGGTTGGACAATCTCGCCGAGCGCATGGCTCATCGGGCCTGGGCCGAGGCGCCCGAGCGGGTCAGACGGGTATTCAGGGGAAGGTAATGCCGCTGCTCACCGATAGGGACGTGGATCAGGAAATCTCCTCGGACTGGGCCGAGATCGTGGCGCGCAATCAGATCGAGGACGAAGTAGCCGAGATCGAGACGCCGGAACCCGCGAAAGCCGAGCCGGCAAAGGCAGAACCCGCAGAGGAACCTGCAAAACCTGCGGAAGCGCGCGACGAGCAGGGGCGGTTTGTCAAAGCCCAGAAGGTCAAGGAGCCAAAGGCTGCGCCCGTTGCCAAGCAGGTTAACGCGGAACCTTCGAAAGAGGATTCTGGCTTGGCAGCGGCGCCGTCTCCCGAACGTGACGTATCCCGCGCCCCCTCGACGTGGCGGCCTGCCGCAAGGGCAGAATGGGAGAAGCTATCCCCTGCTCTGAAGGCCGAGATCCACAAGCGCGAGGCGGACTTCATGACGGGGCAGTCGCAATTACTGCCCGATGCGAAATTGGGCTCCGCGATCGGTAAGGTCATGGAGCCCTACCGCATGATGCTGCAAAGCGAGGGCGCGACCCCGGAGGCAGCGGTAGCGGAACTGATGCGTACCGCTGCGGTGTTCCGCGTCGGCACGATGCAGCAGAAGTATCAAACCATCGCGCAGATCGCCCGCCAGTTCGGGCTCGATCTACGCGTGTTCGGCGCACCGCAACCCCAAGCGCAGGCGGCCAACGCGCCGCAGTACCGCGACCCGAGGGTCGATCAGATCGTCGAGCACATACAGCGGGCCGAGCAGATGCGCCAAGCGCGCGACCGGCAAGTTTTGGAACAGGAACAGCAGTCCACTTACAGCACCGCCGATCAGTGGATGAATGCGCAGGATGCCCAGGGAAACCCCGTGCACCCGTATGCGGCGGATGTTATTGACGAGATGACGGCACTCATTCCGCAACTGAAGGCGGCTAACCCGAACCTCTCACATGCGGATGCGTTACAACAGGCGTATGAGCGTGCATGTTGGGCACACCCCGAAGTGCGCGCACTGCTGCAAGCCGAGCAGCAACAGCAATCCCAGGAGAAGCTACGATCTGAAAACCAGACTCGTGTGCGTGAAGCCAGGAGAGCAGCGAGCGTTAACGTCCCGCGTCGTGCATCAACTCCCGCGCCGCCGAAACCCGGCCGCATGGAGGACACGATTGCGGAGACGGCACGCGAACTCGGTCTACTCGCATGAACCACAGGAGTCTTAAGTCATGCCTCTTGGCATTAGCAGTATCTTCCAGGCGTGGACCGAGCTGGCGGCCACGACCTATCGACGGCACGAATCCGAGGTAGCCGATAACGTCAGCAAGCACAACGCCCTGTTTCGTCGGCTAGACAAGAAGGGGCGCAAACGTACTGAAGATGGCGGACTGTCGATCGTCTGCCCGCTCGAGTACGCGACCAACTCGACCTACCAGCGCTACAGCGGATTTGATTCGCTGAACATCAACGCGGTAGATGTGCTGTCGGCTGCGGAGTTCCCATGGCGCCAGGTCGCGGTGAACATCGCGGCCTCGGGCCTTGAACTGCGCACCAACATGGGCGAGTCGCGGATCATCAACTTCACCAAGGCGAAGGTGAAAAATGCGATCAACTCGTTCAAGAACGGCATGGCCGGGGATATGTACTCGGACGGCACTGCGGCGAATCAGATCGGGGGCCTCCAGGCGCTCATCAGTGATGTCGGCACCGGCACCGTCGGGCAGATCAATAGCTCGACGTACCCGTTCTGGCAGAACTTCGTGCAATCCGCCGCAGCCCCGTTGCAGGGCGGCGCCGCACTGACGTTAGGCCCCTCAACGATCGAATCGCTGATGCTCACGCTCTACATCAAACTGACCCGTGGCACGGATCAGCCCGATATGATCGTGTTCTCGGACGACCTGTTCACGTTCTACGAGCAGAGTCAGTCATCGTTGAAGCGCTACTCGACCGAGGATGCGGACGGCGGCTTTGTGCAGATGAAGTACAAGAACGCCGACGTGTTCTTTGATTCGAGCGGCGGCATTCCGGCGATCCACGGCTACTTTATCAACACCGAGTACATGGAGCTCGTCGTGCATCGCGACGCCGACATGACGGTGATGGAGGAGCTGAAGTCCGTCAATCAGGACGCCGTCGTGATCCCTGTTCTGTGGATGGGCAATCTGGTCGTCAGCAATCGGTTCCTGCAAGGAGTTTTGAAGGCTTAACGGTCTACCCTTGACCAGCGGCGCTCGTGCCGCCCCTCGGATGACCTGAAAAGGAGTTTCGACAATGCGTTACGGTCCATTGTTTCCCTACGCTGGTGCGCGTCCGCTCCAAGAGTATTTCCTGGGTGCGAACGACACCTCCTCCGCCGTGGCCGGCTACGGCGCTTCGGCCTATGCCGGTCCCGGCTCGGCACCTACCGCGATGCCTAACGGCGTTGTGGTCCCCGGGTACGACAACTACTGGGGCGGGGTTGAGTTCATGTACTGCTATTTCGGCACTTCGGTCGGCCCCTGGGCGCCGGTGTCGATCAAGCCCGCAAACAACATCGCGGCCTTTCCGGGGCGCTTTGTGTTCACGGCGGCAGCCCTTGCCAACAGCGCGAACCAGTCCCGTCCCGTGGGATTCTCGATCGCGAACATGGCGAACGGTCAATTCGGCTGGGTTGCGGTATCGGGTTTGATTCCGGCCCTCTCGACCGCCTCGGTCGCGGCCGATACCCCGCTCGGTATCACGGGCGCGGGTACTTTGGGTGCGAGCTCGGCGGGCAAGGAGATCGAAAACCTGGTCGGGGTGCTGCCGGCGACGACCACCGTGGTCAAGTCGAACGCTACGATCCTCGCGAACTCGCCGATCATCCAGTTCACGGGCAACAACACCATTGACGGTATCTTCATCGGCTGCGCGCTTTCAGGCACGGGTATCCCGGCGAATGCGGTCGTGCAGACGATCGATCCGGATGGCCGGCGCATCACGATGTCAACGGGTCCCGGTGTTGGAGGTTCGGCACTGAATGCAACCGCTTCGGGCGGTATCTCGGTGACTGCTACCTACAACGACGGCACGAACTTTTACAACATCGTGCAGTGCAACCGGCCGTTCGCGCAGGGACGCATCACCTAAAAGGGAGCGCTATGCCAATTCAATCACGACTTATTGTTGCGGGCATGTCGGCCGTAGCTGCGGCGGCATCCGTGGGGGCTGTTGCCAATAACATGACCGCCGTCGCGGGCGGTCAGGGTTCAGCGACGCCATTGCCTGCGGATAACAACCGTTTTACGACGGTGCCGGCGAGCGGAGGGGCCATCGTTCCTGCGCTGAATCCGGGTGACAACCTGGTCATCATCAACGCGGGGGCGAATGCGCTGCTGGTCTTTCCTCCGGTGGGGGGACAGATCAACGCGCTAGGAACCAATGCCTCGTACAGCGTGGCGACGGCGACCCCCTATTGCACGGTCGCCTGCATCACGCCGACGCAGTATCACGCCTTCCAGTCCGCGTAACACTCCGGGGCGCAAGCCCCGGTATTTTTTAACAGGAGAAAACCTCCCATGATCAGCATTTTCGACAAGCGGCCGCCCTTTGTGCGCTTTGAGACGCGCGAGATCGGCATCAACGAGAAGGCGAGCGAGGCGGCAGGGCGCCCGATACCGAATACCTACGTGATGGCGATGATTACCCCGCACGGCTCTAAAGACGTGGTGGAAAAGATCGCCGTGGAGTGGCTGAAGCAGATCAAGGATAAAGCCCTAGCAGGGGATTACCCCGCCGAGTGGGTGCAGCACTTCAAATTGCAGTTCGATGAGTGGATGAAGGGCAATGAATTGCCGAGGGAAGGCACCCCGGTCGCAACATGGCCTGTCATCACGCAAGAGGCGTCAAAGCGCATCCGGGCAGTGGGCTATACCACGGTCGAGGACTTGGCGCAGATCCCGGATTCGGGTTTAGCCGAGATCGGCATGGATGGCCGCTACTGGCGCGACGCCGCAAGGGGCTGGGTGAACGACGGCAAGGATAAGGGCATCAACGCTCGTGCCATTGCCGAGGCGAACGTCAAGATCGAGCGCCTGGAGCAGCAGGTTTCCGATTTGATGAAGGTCAACGTGGAACTGCGCTCGATGCTCGGCACCGAGAAACCGAGTAAAAAGCGAACAGAGGCGGCTTAGGAGGGTTTATTTCGCTCCTGACGATTGTCCAACAGGCGGCCGTAAGGTGCGGGCTCTCACAGCCATCGGTCGCAGCCTCGAGCGCGGACGACAACATTCAGGAAATGATCTCCTACGTGAACGAGGAGGGCCTGGAGCTCGCCTCGCGTCACAACTGGCAGCAGCTCACCAACGAGTCGAGCTTCACGACCCAGAGCGCATCGAACGGCATCCTGTCGTTCTCAGGACTTACGGGCGGCTCGGGTTATGCCGGGGGGCAATCGACCAACTATAACCTTGTGCCGTTGACCGGAGGGCACGGTAGCGGCGCGCAGGCGACATTTCACATCACCGCAGGGGTCGTGTCCTCGATCACGATCAACAACAACGCCAACGGCTCGGGGTATCAGCCGGGCGACGTGCTGGGCGCGAGCAACGTGTATCTCGGAGGGACAGGTTCGGGCTTTGCGATCACGGTCGCGACGGTGGGGCTGGTCTCGCAGGAGAACCAGGGCAGCATCATCGCCCTGACAGGCCCGGACTTTAACTTTGTGTCGAACGAAACGATGTGGGACCGCACCACACGGAGGCCGATCTTCGGGCCAAAATCCCCGCCAGAGTGGCAGCAACTGAAAGCCCAGTTCATGCAAGGGCCGTGGTTCCAATATCGCATCCGGGGCAATCAACTGCTGTTCCTGCCTGCAATCGGATTCGGTGATCTGATCTATTTTGAATGGGTCAGCAAGTACTGGTGTACCGCGCAGGGAGGGATGCCGGGGCAGACGGCGATGGTGCTCGATACCGACATCGGGGTGCTCGATGAGCGCCTGACGACGCTCGGCACCATATGGCGGTTCAAGCAAGCCAAAGGGTTTCCGTTCGAGGATGCGGCGAACAAGTACGAGGCGGCGGTAGCGGATGCCATAGGGCGCGATAAGTCGAAAGCTAGATTGAACCTTGCCGGCGCACAGACCGACATCTACCCCGGCATCGTGGTTCCTGCCGGTAACTGGCAGACCGGCATATGAGCGCCGTCATGGAGCAACCCGCAGTCAGGGGCTACTCGGTCCCCGCTCCTATTGGTGGATTGAACGGTGTCGATGCCGTCGCGAACATGGCCGAGACCGATGCGGTGATCCTAGACAACTGGTTTCCGCAACCCTCCTGGGTGGAGTCACGGGGCGGGGCGAAAACCCTCGGCACGTTCACGGGGCAGTGCGAGACCTTGATGACCTATAACGGCATCACTTCGAGCCAACTATATGCGGCGGTGGTGAACGGCTCGACCCGCTCGGTGTACCGCGTCGATAACCTCGGCGGCGGTGCCGTAGGTGCTCCCGTGGTCGGGGGTGGTGGCAATACCGTACAGCACGTCAGTTCCACGCAGTACGATTACGCGCAGTTCGGCACCGGCTCGGCTGAGATCATCTACGCGGTGAACGGGGCCGACTTGCCGCTGCTGTACGACGGCGCGACGTGGCAGGCGATCTCGACCGTCGGGGGAACCTATCAACTGACCGGGGGGCCGGCGCTCACGACGCTCTCGGGGGTTGCGGTCTACAAACAGCGCATATGGTTCCTGCAGGCCAACACGTTTAACGTCTGGTACCTGCCGCAGAACGTGATCGGCGGGGCGCTCACGCAACTGAACCTTGCGCCGAACTTCTATCTGGGCGGCTACATCACCTCGATGGTCACGGTCTCGATCGACAATGCCGCAGGACTCAACGACTACATCGCCTTCGTGTCCAACGTCGGCGAGGTGGTGGTGTTCCAAGGGTACGACCCCTCCGCCGTGGCAACCTGGTCGCTCGCCGCTCACTTCCGCCTGGGTCATCCCGTGGCCTCAGGGCGAAAGTTCTGGCAGAAGATCGGCTCGGATGCCGCCATGTTGACCGCCGATGGCATCATTCTGATGTCGGATGCCCTCTTGACCGACCGCTCGCAGACGCAGAACGCGCTGAGCAAGAAGATCCGCAAGCTCGTTAACGCGGCAATGCAGCAGTACGGCGGCAACTTCGGCTGGCAGATAATCCTGTATCCCACGGGCAACAAAGTGATCGTCAATGTGCCGACGATCCTGAACAGCACCTCGTTCGCTTTCGTGATGAATACCCTCACCGGGGCCTGGTGTACGTTCGGCGCCTATGCCTCGTCGTGGAACTCGATCTGCTACGAGGTGATGGGGGATAACCTCTACTTCGGCACCAACGGGGCGGTGAAGCAGGCGGATACGAACTTTACCGATGACGATGGCGTTGCGGTGGTTATGCGTTGCCTGCCGGCATTCAGCTACTTCGGTGCCAAGGGGCAGTTGAAGCTCGTCACCGATGTCCGCCTGGTGATGTCGGTTAGCGGTGCCCCCGTCAATGTTGGCTTAGCATTGAATGTGGATTTCAACACGACGCCCCCAGGAAAGTCGCTGCCGATCTCAGCCGGCAATGCCCCGCTCTGGGGTAACAACAACTCGTGGACCGCCCCTACGTACTGGGGTTCGACGCTCACCACGAAGGCTTGGTATGGGCTTCGCGGCATGGGCTATGCCGCAACCGTGCAGCTACAGATCGCCTCGCTCGATAACCTGATCCAGTGGCAGGCGACCGACTATGCGTTTCAGTTGGGGGGCATCCGATGAAGATTATCGGAGGCCCGCAGGTTGACCCCGGTATCGCGGCATGGGTGCGCGAACGCTGTCCGCTGCTGATGCTCGATAGCCCCTACGGGGCGTTGGGGTTGCTTGATGAGCGCGAGGAACTGGTGGCGGCCGTGGTGTACGACAACTGGGTAAAACCCGCCATCGAGGTGCACACGGCGGCAAGACAGGGGGCGTGGACGCGGAAGTTCCTGCGCGAAGCGTTCCGCTACCCGTTCCTGCAACTCGGGGCCGGACGGTTGACCGCACGCATACATGCCGGAAATTCAGCCTCGCGCAAGTTCGTCGAAGCGTTGGGATTCAAACTAGAGGGCATCATCCGCGAAACCCTCGCAGATGGTGCCGATCTGTGCGTTTACGGTATGCTCAGACGCGAGTGCCGCTGGTTGGAGGCCCA